ACCCATCCATTGGCCCCACGCTGCATTTTCATACATGCCGGACTTTTGCATGTGGCGTTGCACTTCTTCAACCCTTGCCGGCTGCCTCATTGCAACACCTTTCAACATCCTGTGGGTTTGGATAAATACACCCATTTCCCCATCTGTATCACGCTGGGAAACAACGCGTGCAGCACGCTGCCCCCCTGTTGCCTGATTTGTGGGCACCATGGATTCCACTTGCCGGATTTCACCGGCTGCCGGCTGCTGTGCTGTATTCTGCTGCACGGCTTGTTCAATCTGCCCTGTTATTTGGGCACCCAAGCCGGCTGCAAATTCACGCGCAAATGCAGCCATATCAAAGCCGGCTGGCACCACCTGGATTTGTGGATGTGCCGGCTGCTGTGCCGGCTGCTGTGCCGGCTGCTGCCTCTGCTGCTGCTGCTCGGCAGGATCAGCCACACTATTTTCATTGCCATTCATAATATTTTCCCTGTACGTTGATCAATTGCGGTTTCAACTGCATTGCTTATTGATTCCTGCAGTTGTGGAATTATCATTGAAACCAGATTTCGGTAATCAATGGGTGCCGGCTGTACAGGTTGGGGGGCTTCACGCTGTGTGGACACAGGTTCAACGACCTTGGCCGGCTGAACTTCTGCCCCGCTCCGTTCCCCATTCTCTGCAGGTACCGTGGCGCCTGTGCTGGCAAATTTGTTTTCCAGGGCCTGAAGACGTTGTGAAAGATCCATATACCCCCCCCATTGCCTTACAAGGGCATTGGGATCAGATCCCACGCTTACAAAGCTTACCTCTGTAAGCTCGGAGCGGGTAATAATTATGGTATCGTTTTCCTCGTCGTACTTTTTTTCATGGGTAATCCACCCAATTGAAAGTGCCCTTACTACTTTACGCGCAACCTTCCCCCCTATCATTTGAGAAAATTCATCCTCATCAAAAAGGGGATCCCCAAGCCATGATTTTCCATCTTTGGCAAGCCTTATGTTTTCGATCGTTCCAATTGGAACCCTGCCGTTCACATCCCACCCGTGATGCCATAGCATTACAGGATTTTTTTTGAAGTTTCGAACATCAAGCCCCTTTGGCTCCAAAATCATCCTATCACGTGCCTTTTGCCCTGTCATAATCTGCACCGTGGCGCGTTGCCCATCTGCATGGACTCTTATATCAGGGCAAAATGTGCGATAATGAAGCCCACCCCCATCATCTGCCGGCATTAAATCGGCATCTGCAATCATGGATGCCGGCAAATCATGTTGTTGGGCCTCAGTAACTGTGGGATTTTCCATAAACGCGAAAAGGGCACTGCACCCCGTGGGATGTAATGCCCTTAAATCTATGTTTTAGGGGATGCGCTACGCGCTATAATTCGAAGTGTTGGCCCTCTGACGTGAGGAAAAGCACACCCTTTTGGGTTCGCACCAACTTAAATTCTTTTATTTCGCTGTTAACCAGCCGTTCCAAAAGGTAATCATTAAATCTTTGCACATCAATAGGCACGTTTTTCCGTGTATGTTTCACGGTACGGGGTTTTTTATCGTTTTCCTGTTTCATGCCGGCTTGTACCCCACAGCACAACGGCATCTGATCCTGTTTTTCAGTGATAACCTGGGATCCCCCGGCACATCTGCCTTTTCTCCACCCACCAAAAAATCTTCATCAAGGGGCCTTTCTTGCAAATTGGCTTCATGGTGCGCCGGTCGTTCCCTGCCATCAATGCTTGTTATCCAGTATTTAATCAGATCAAGCCCCGTTTCCCTTGCCCCTGTGATGCTGGCATAATTCGATGCCGCCACAAGTTCTGTTTTTACCCACATGGTTGCCCTGTAACGGCTGAAATCCTTACTTTCTCTGTCCAATTCGCGTGCAAGCCGTGCAGTACCCACCCCCTTATCAGTGCCCTTGGTTACAATTCGCTTAAACCACCTGATTGAGCTGTTTGTAATGCCGGCAATGGCCCTGTTTGCCCAGCGACGAATAAAACGCGCTGCAGCACGTTCCCAAGGTTTGCGCGCGCGTTCAGCATACCCCCCAAGGGCCTGAAATGATGCCTCTGCAAGCTTTTCTATTGCCTCAGTATAAAATGAAGTGTAAAGGGGGCCAAAGATTGCCCTTGATTTGGCACGCATTGCCCGGGCTGCAAGGGGAAACCCTTCTTCCGGCTGATCTTCAGGGGCATTTTTAAATGCTTCAATGCCGGCACTTATCAAAGATCGATACCTGGCAGCCGCCAAGGGTTCATATTTCTTTTCCAGGGCATCAGAATCTGTTTTAAATGTCCTGTCTTCTGATGGGAAAATAACCCCAAACAGGCTGATTTCGGGGTTTTCTATATGAACGGGACAAAACTGCAAACTTTTTTCTGTAAAAATGTCCTGTCTTAAAAGGCATGGGGCCGGCCCCTAGAATATCACCTTTTAAGAAAACCCGAAAAGGGGCCGGCCCCAAGTTCAAAAGCGCTTAATTTGCGCTTAATTTTTGATTAAGTGAAGGGCCAAAACAGGGGCCGGCTGAACACATACTATTTTCTTTTAGCTATCACCCAACCCTGTGAACAAATCTTGCAACGATTCAACCCACATTGTTGATTGTTTAGTGAATGCCGGCCCCTGTTTTGGCCCCGTTTATTGCATACCTTCACCCACCAACTCAAGTGGAACAAGCGTTGCAGGAACTAACGACACATCCCCACCCTGCACGGGATCTTCCCCAAGTTCTGCCAAAATTCGATTGATGGGCACCCCGTTTGCAATTCTTCTGCCGTTGATCTCTGCTAATTCTTTCCTGTTTACAGGCACCATGTTGGGTGGAACAAGGGCAAGCGTGCCCTTTTGCCTTACCCCAAATATCCTTTCCAGTTCAAATTCCCACTGTGGCGCCACGTCATCAACGGCCGGCTGCACTGTGTTTTCCATGAATCCAACACGCGCGCTGTTTGATCCTGTGGCGTAAGCCTCACCGCTGAAAATCTGTATTGGTACTTCAAAGATTGTAAAAAGCTGCTCGCGTGTAAACTGCTGACTTGCTATGAAATCCAGTTGTTCAGGGGTAATGGTCATGGGCTTTATTTTCAGCCCTGAATGGGAAACAGGCACAGAAGTGGGGCCACCCGTGCGGTACATGGCTGCAAAATCGCTTGCAATTTCGTATGCCTTATCCCTGTTTATGGGTTTATCTGTTTCCAGCATCACGCGTGGTTTCCCCTGATCCCCTGCCAAATCACGGCCAAAAACGTTTTCAAGCTGTAACCTGTGGATTTCATAAACGCCGGCTTCAATCTTGCCGGCTGTATCCCATGGGGAAACGGGATGTGGCCTTTTGATCCTTACAATCATTTCATAAGGAAGGTTTACCGGCCCACCCCCATACACCTGAAAGTACCAAGAAACAATGTTGCCCATTCCACCAAAGTTTGGTTCCACGCGTGCAAATTGTGGGTAGATGGGATGAAGGGCAATTGGAACGCTTGCCCCAAGGGTGCTGCCATATTCTACCATAAAATCAGCGTGGCCCTGCACATCGATTGCCTGAAACATCCAATTATATTGAACACTTGATGGGGTGTGTTCGTTGGGCCGGCGCAAGATCTTTGTAAATGGGTTTCCCGCGGCTAAATCGCCAAGCTTTTCATTTGGCAGCCGGCGTTTTACTCCCATCTTTAGCATACCCTTGCACATATTGCGCGCGCGAAAGCTTACAAGCATTTCAACAATTGACCGATAAGCAACCCGTTGGGCCTCAGGTGAAAGCGTGTTAAGGTTGAAGCCAAAGAAGTTATTATGGGCCCCGGGATTCACCACCATGGGAACGGCCCTTTCTTCCTTCACCCTGCCAAAAAACCTTCCCAGGAAATTATCTATTGATTTTAATATTGGATTCATGGGCTTATGCTATGATTACGTCAGGATCTGAAAGGGGTGTGCCCCAATGGGTAAACGCTGCATATCTGAAAGCATCAGGGCAATCATCGTTTAATTTTACCGGATCGTCTGTTATTGATCCATCTGGCCTTTTCTGCCACCTGTAATCCTGGGCCTGTGCCTTGCCAAGATTGGATCTTGGTGTAAAATACAGGTCATATCGTTTGCAGAAATCAATGCCGGCCTTTACGCTGCCCTGCCCCTTTTCGGCTGCAATGCAGTTATAACCAGCCCTTTGAATCTCTTCTATTTGTTCGGGCCGGCTGCCATCTGCATAAATCGGTTCATCTTCAGTTACACCAAGACCCGGCAGCATTTTAATTACATCTGCTGTTGTAAGGTACGATTGATGAATAAGTTCATCAACATGCAACCTGGGCCGGCCCCCCAAAAAGTCTTCAATTCCAACCCTTACCAGCACCATGGCATGATTATAACCAAAATCAAGCCCCAAAACAGTATATTCAGGCAGCCCCTTTGAATCATAGGCAAGGGGATAAATTGCCTCTGTTGGTGCCCCACGCTGCCCAAGGCCATAAACGGCCCACCTATAAGGATCCCCCTTTATTAATACCCCATCACCCTTATACGTTAAATCCCAATCAATAACCGTGCTTCCATCTTCTTCACGGTACACAGGTACCATGATTTCAATTTCATGCACCACGCGCGCCGGCAAAAACGCCAAATTATCTTTATAGGTGCTGTGTATGTATCCAACATCATCACGGGTTAAGATTTTGTCATAAATCCAGTGGTTTAACATTGACGGGTTGTAATCAATGTAAATCTGCCCTTCAGTTCTCATCATCAACTGATTGGCAATTTCATGGCTTAATTCATTGGCTTCATTCAGCCACAGCCGCTGCCGGCGTGGCCCCTTTCCTTTTTCCTCGTCATCGATCGAAAAGAATTCAATTACAGTGCCTGTTTGGGTGTTGGTAAATGTCCACTCCGTTTTGTGCTCAGTAAAATAATCATAGGCATCAAGTGCCCTTAATGCCCGTTTGAAGTCTCTTAATACGCTTCTGCGAAGTGCTGGAAATGTATGCCTTACTATGCTGTAAAGGGCATTGAATTCATCAAAGCTGTGGCTGATAAGGGCCTGTGCAAATCGCCACGTTTTACCGCTGCCCGTTCCCCCTTCCTGAACAATAATTGGCTTTTTGGTGCCCACCACATCTGCAAACAATGGGGTTGTTTCACCCTGCAGCATCTGTGGCATCTTCTTCCTTTCCTGATTTTAAAATCCAGGTGATGCCCGTAACCTTTTCCTGTTGGGTGGTTATATCAACACGATCCTGCCGGCCCCATCTTTCTGGATACTTACGGGCCAAAAACTCTGCTGATGCCCTCCAATCATCCTTCCCCTTTTCTTTCCAGTTCTCCACGTGGTGTGCTTCCCCCTCCACGCGCGCGCGCGTAACCATGTCCAGAAATTCCACATATTGGGCATCCCGGGCATATGGGGTGCCATCCTTTTTTAATTGGGCATCTTCCCCCTTTTTTAACCACGAATAGAAAGTGCTTTTCGAAATGCCGGCCCTTGTATATGCAACAATGTCATAATTCCCATCTTCCAGGGCCTTTTTAATAGTTTCCTTGGCCTGATCTGTTAAAAGGGGTTTTCTGCCAGCCATCACGCAACCCCATCATCTTAAGTTGTTTCTTTCAACCAACTCCCTAATCTTTCTATGTATTAATAGAAGCGTTTCGGTTGTTGATGTATCATCAATTATGTCCTTGATTTCTGCCCCTTGATTCAATTGTTCAGATTGAACCTTGCCAACCCATTCATATAAGTGGCTGTGTTTTTGCTGAAGTTCGGCAGCCTTTTCCAAAAGGGCAGCGTTTGCCCCCTCAAGTTCTCTTATTTTGGCACCGCTTGCAGCCCTGGAAATGAGAAAGGCCACAAAGTTTACAACAGACAGGAAAACGGCAGCCCAAACGGCTGCATCGATCGGTGAACCCATTTTAAATTCTCTCTTTTGGGTTAATATGATTCTATTTCATATATAGAACTGCTTTCAAGGTAAAGGATTTCTCCCCAAAGTGGCTCTAATGTAAGTTTTTTGGGGTATGCAATGCCCGTTCTTTTGGGGGTTCCAGATTCACCGCTGCCCATTTCCCATTTACATGATTTGGTGCCGGCATAGGCTTGGCCGGCCCTTTTGTAAATGTCCTGCTTTTCCCCATCCTCACCAAATAGAACTAGATTCATTTTTATTAGATATGATTCTAGCGTAGGCCTTTCCACCTTCAGAGAAAGGAAGTATGCAGCAACATCATCAACAAACCCCATGAAATCAGGTCTTATTACAGCCCTTTCTTTTGCAATGGGATCAACTTGGGATGATGTGGGGATAACACCGGCATATTCTCTTGGTATTGGCTTGGGGCCATCCAATAACGCCGGCACGGCTGGCAGCCCAGCCAAAACGGCTAAAAGTTCTCTACGTGTCATAAAATTACCCAGGCAGTATACATGGCCGCGGCTGTGAGTATGTGCCACGCGCCATGCACAAAATCAGTTAATGATTCCTTTATTTTAGGTTGAAGCAAAAAGCGTACACCACCGGCAGCCGTTGCAAGCCCTATGGGCAAGAAAGCATCAGGGGTGCCAGCCTTTAAAAGAAGCGAAATTGCCACGCCAATTGCAATGCCACCCCCCAACCTGTACAGGTTAAGGCTTTTCATGTGCATTCCAACGGCCGGCAACGCTGTAAACACTGCCGCAATCAGGTAAATATTATTATCCCAAACGTGGCACAGCAGGGCCGCAAGTGTAAGATACACTGCAAACACATCTGCCTTATGGGCCGGCGTGTTGTGCTCAGATCCACCATAATGAAAGGCAGCAGATGATGCACACAACCCCACAAGTGATGCAATTAAAAGAAGGTTGGGCGCCGCTGCCTCTGAAATAGAAAAGGCAACACCCAAGTATGCAAGGTTTGTAAGGGTTGAAATTGGTTCAACTTTAAGTTTTTTAAGCATGGTTTTTCTTTTTATGCCGGCGCATCCTCAACAAAAACCCTTACCGGCTTTACTTCATTCATGTTTGTTAGGCCATAGGCTACAACATCCCAATAACCTGATTCATCAAACACGTGTGAAGCGCTGCCCACGTTGCTGGCAAATGTTAATGTTTGTTCTCCGGCCCCTGGATTCTTGGCATAAACGGTTTTGTTGCTGCTGCCTGATGGGGGAATAAATTCCAGCTTGGCATCTGTTGGCACCGCTGCAACATCATCCTTATCAGTGTAAGTGGCTGCAATTGTCCGTGCCGATCCCTTTATAATGGGGGTGGCATCAGCCATTACCAGTATAATTGGCCCGTTTGCCATCTTATGTGGTTACAAGGTTTAATCCAAGTGTGAGCTCATTTATTGTTAAGGTGCCCTGTGCACCAAACGTTTCAGGCACAACCTTTTGGTAAATCATATTTACCCCATCAGCCGTGATTGTAACGGCGCTTCCACCCTGTGTGGTTGAAACCTGGAAATCATTGGCGTTGGCACTGATAACATGGTAAACCGTGCCGGCTGTAAGGCCCGTGGCCAAGCCGGCCCCGAAAAACGCTACCCTATCATCATTTGAAAGGCCATGTGCCGTTGCTTCGATTAAATCACCCGTATCCCTGCCAATGCAAGTTTTTGGGGGGTTTGCTGCACCACCACCAAGGGGAAACATGCCTTTGAAGTTTCCCGCTGTTACGGCATCCCACGCGCCAACATATTCATATGTACCTGATGGCACGTCAAAAACTTCAGTGCCCGTTAACGATTTTTCCCCGTTGGCTGCACTATCAAAGGCACACGCTTGCCTTGCATATGCTGGGCTGCCCCCTGTGGCCTCATTGGCCCCCGTGGCTGAATAAGCAGTGTGTAAGCTCAGATGTGTAATCCCATCTGCTGCAATCATCAGGTTTTTGGCATGGTCTACGTAAGGCATGATTTATTCCCGGTCAATGGTTAGCGTTATTTTGTGGGGGGCATCGATCGAAAGCCCAATTTTGTGGATTTCTTCTATTGAAAGCCCAATTTTGTGTAAATGTTCAATATCAAGTGCAATCTTGGCCGGCAAGATCTCAGGTGCCGTAAGGGCTGAATAAATGGCCCCAATTTCATGGTGCAAAACGGCATCTGCTGCCTTGATGTGTAGTGTGGTAGATATAAAATCCCCATTATGGGTGGCAATTGCAACGGCTGCCTTTATATCTACAATTCCAAACCCCGATGCAGCATCATGCTTAATGGTTGAAAACCGTGCAGCCACGTTTGTAAGGCTGGCATTAATGCCGGCTTGATGGCTTGAAACTGCCCCTGCCCCCTTTTCTGATTGTGCTGCAGATGTGGCACCACCCTGATGGGCTGCATTCACATTTGCAACGGCCCCTGCTGAATCCTGAACGCTTGCAGATGCGCCGGCATCGAAGTGCAAAACAGCCACGGCCCCTTTCAAGGCGCTGGGTGAATCAGTGGGGCCACCCTGATGGGCTGCCGTGGCTGCTGCACTTTTGGAATGCAGCGCTGATGATGTGGCGCCACCTTGATGGGCTGCATTCACACTTGTAATGGCCCCTGATGTGTGTTCTGCAGATGCCGTGGGGCCGGCGTGGTGTTCTGCACTGGCCACCCTGCCTGTTTGATCCTGGGCCGCATAGGATGGGCCGGCATCATGGGCTGCCTGTGCCTGTACACTCGTTTTTTGGGCCT